AACTCCTCAACCTCCAAACCGACATCAGCACCATCAGCAAACTCATCGGCGGGGATATAGATACTTTCGCCAAATCCGAGGTGCTGCCACTCGGCACCATATACAGCTCGCTTTATCGACCAGCGAATTGTAAAGTGTTCCGCTGGGTGTTCCAAGACCTCACGCCCAATGGTTACAACACACTCGTTCTTGACAACTTCGGCACCTGCTGCCACATCGACACCGCCATGCACAAAATTCTCAAAGTCGTAGTTAGGGTACCTGCGAGCGATAACCGTCTCGGCAGTTAGGCACTCGGCTGTCGGGCTGTTCGGAAGCGACTCCGCTGCCAATACATACTCCGCCTTGCAGATGAGGTGCATTGCCCCGTCAATATATCGGGGGTCAATGGTCAGGGTGTCGCTGTTCTGTCCCGACTCATAGAACAAATCCTCACCCTCATCGATGAGGCTCTCCACTCCGCCCTCGACCTTGTACCACCAATACCTAACCTTATATGCTGCATCTGGGACAACCCCACCTATACGGAGCGTAGCAACCACGCTACGGGTACCGCTATCTGATATCGGGTTAAAGCCCCACGATGCGGGCTTATCAAGCGAGAGCGTGGCGGGCAATACTACGGAGCTGGTCGATAGTGTTGCTGTTGCGTGGATACGCAGTATCTTGCCATCGCGAGGATCTGCGTAGTTACCGGTAAACACCAACACGACAGGCGACAGATAGGGAACATTGGTCGATACGGTCAATGTTCCATCCTCGGCAACCGAATAGCCTTGTGCCCCTGCTGTGATAACATACTGCGCGAGCTCTTTGCTAAAATAGGACTCATCGACAATCGTGTCTGCAATATCCTTTGGCAAAGCATACCAAAGCACGCCTGACAGTCGGACATACCCGCTTGTCAATACTCCATTAGGGTCTTGGATATAGACCTGTGGAACGATGACTAACGGGGTCAGTTCTCTATCAGGAACGAACTCCGAGCGCTCGGCGCAGTGAGTCTGTGAGAGACTGCCACCACGCACCAGAAGCGAAGCGGAGATATTAAGCGGGTCGTAAATGACACCTATGCGTTTTACCTTTTTCATATAGCGTTCAAATGTCTTTCAAATGGCGTTAAAATGCTACTTGAGCGCTGACCGACTCCGCCCCATCACGCACATAAGCGGTGCAGATAAAGCGACCAGAGAGCGCAGCCAAATCCTCGTTGGTCAAAGTAACCGAGTTACCACACCCAGCGTGGTCAGTGTTCCATATTGTATCCGAGGCGATATCGCCCGTTTCGCGAGTCCACGACCAATCTCCAACAAGGATATCGGCTGTGATATCCGTAATGCCTCGTTTTACCTTTGCAGTGAGGGTGGTCGATAGTTGCCCCACAAGGAAGGTCTCCCCATCGGTACTCTCAATGTCAAGTGTGAGAGTTGTATCACCAGCGACAAGTAGCCAATCGGTAGAGTCGTAGCGAGGCTCGGCAGTGGTACCCTCAACAATGCAGCGGTACTTGCACGAGTTGTGATATACTTCGTCTTGGTATTGAGCGTTGCACTGATAAGGGTTTGTAACAGCATCAATGGCGCTCCACAAACCTCGGTCTCGAACTGTGCGAATAACCTCATTGTCCTTGTCTATCTGGAAGAAGTTTTTGGCTATGACATTATCCAGATAAATCGAAGCTCGCCCAGATACAGGATTGTTCTCTGGAAGCAGAGCTTCGGGAACACTACCAATAACGACCTTATAGTGTTTCGGCTCGATGATATATTGATCCACCCCCGAAAGCAATGATATACGCTGCTCCGAAGAGGAGAAGTATTGACTCTGCTGTCTCTCCTCGTTGGTAAAGTTACCATAACGGGCGATGTTCATATAGGCAGTAGGCGCACAGTTCACGCCTCCGGGCACGGCTTCATTATCACCAAGCACTACACGAATCGTCTTGGCTGTCTGATTGACCGACACGACACGAAAGTACGAGGTAATGAAGCCACCGTTCTTGTTGTAGTGTCCCTTGCATATATCATCAACCTGCAACTCGATGTTGTCGCCGTCCTCGATATCCATCGTAAGCACAAACGCTGTATCACTATCAGCATCAGGCTCAACCTTGGCGATGGTACCACCCTCGGTATTCCACATCTCGCCGCCTGTAACCTGCACCTTATTGTAGATGAGAGTTGGCACCTTCAAGAACGAGCGCAGCGTCAGCGAGGTCATCTCTGCGTTACCGTTCTCATCAACACCAGCCCCAGCTCCCGTTTCAATGCCAGATATAAAATTCGGGGTACGAAACTCCGAAGCAATAACCTTCAAGAACTGTACGATGTCGCCTGTGCGGAGTGCTTGGTCAAGGTAGTCAGCAAACTGCTGACCGTCCCATTTATCAGCATTATCAGCTTCTTTGGCGTGGGCAGCCTCATCAGCATATCCCGCCTTAACCTTCTCCTCCTTGGAGTCATCAGAACCATCAGGTTTATACTTCAAATAGAGATAACCTTCGGCATCCATAGATTGGGCATCGAGCGTGGTCTTGTTGGCGTGGGTATGACCATCGCCTTTGCCTGTGATGGTTACAGAACCACCACCGCCACTACTCTCCCCAGCAGTTGCCCCACGAGCACGCAGACGCTTGCTTCGGGGGAGTGCCTCGTATGAGCGAGTAACTACACTATATTGTTTTAATGCCATATCTCTATTCGTATTCTATTCCGTCATAACAGTCGGCAACAAACTCCGACATTAGTATTTCGCTTGTATCCTGCATAAGGTCTTGCACCTCCGAAAGCATTATATACTTGCCCGAAGTGGAGGCATCGGTCAGCACTCGCATGTCAGGGAGCACACGCACGGTCCCCGATAGCGTATTGTGGCGGGAGGCATATTGGCTATAAACCGTACCAATAAGCAAGCGTTCAAGACGCTGGGCGGGCAGTTTATTACCCTCTGCATCTCTTGGTCTGCAAAATTCATCAACAGGGGTGTAACCCTCCATAATAAGGCCACGAGCTGACGGGCAAACCCCATCTGGGTGAGTACCCAAGATGGTCTCTATCTCCAAATCCTCTTTCGCTGCGATGTTTACCCACGCTTTATCCTCTATATCCTCGACATCGATATCTTTTCCATGACCATTCACAATACGAATAGTCGGATTCTTATACATAAGCCAACGGGCTTTGCTATATATATCCTTTGTCTCTCGCTTGTAATCGAACTGATGCACACCGCTACCAATCTGCAACTCCAAATATCCACTTTCAGGGGGTGCATCAATATACTCACCATCTTCCATCACCTCCCATTTTTTAGGGAGTCCTTCACGGTAATAACCGCACATCATTTTATTGGTTTGCCAGCCACCAAAACCCGATGCATTTTTGCGGTTTCCAGCATCATAGTACGCAAGATACATATCGCCCCACTCGCCAGCACCTGCCACCCAACGGCTATTATTAGTGTCGTGTACATAATGGTTTGACTCCATTATTTCCCTATTCTTATAGTGGTACAGAATGTTGCCATCGGCATCTTTCAGATAGAGCATAACAGGGATATAGCCGAAATTACACCAATCTTGTAGATCCTCCCAATTACCACTCTCGTTTTTGTTTGATGCCGACTCAAATGGGTTATAGCGCACATCAAATAGGACATCCAGATTGATGCGTAGTTGGTATTTGGACCTATTAAATCTACCAGATTGATATGTAACTGTTCTGATGAATGCGGTTTTCGTGGTTATTATAGGTTTCGATACACACACTCCTGAATTGAACACCCTTGGGAAATTGCTTTGTCCGATAAATTGGTCCCCATTGGGGCGCCCTACATATTGCTTACACGCCCAAATAACACCAGCCTCATCGCTGCCACTATATACCGCATCAATACGGAAGAATTGAGCCCCATTAGATAGTTTCAAGGGTAGTCCATCCTGCTCCCCAACAGCAATACCAAAGCCAGCTATTGGGGTATCATACACTCCAGAAGATGCTGGTTTGTCCACTGAAAAAGAGTAGGTATCAGCATCCGGCAACATCTCATCGTGTTCCAACTGACCATTGATTAACTCGGCATCGGCATACGGGGAGAATGTTACCTTGACATTGTTATATACTTCATCAACGCCGAGTTGGGCATCAGTACCATCCCAATAAACCTCCTCGGTTGTCAAATCCGAGTGGATTGCATTCAAGTCATAGAGATATATCTTGCCACCCTTCTGAACCATACGCAGGGCAAAGGGACGCAAAGTCTCATCAAGGACCTCTCGCATAGTCATAGCCTCACCCTCCTCATCGTAGAAGTTCTCGCACAACACATTTAATGCAGCGAGGTCAATAGACTCTTCAGCATCTGCCATAGAGGTACTGATATATTTTACCAGCTCTGTGTAATTGATACCACTCTCCGAGAGACAAGTGTCTATAACCTCTTGTATAGAGCATATTCCCGTCTTGGTCCACTTCTTGCGGTCAAGAGGGGCAAAATCCGAGAATGAGAATGAAACATCATAGTCCTTTTTCTCTGAATATGGCTCTTCATACAATTCAGGGTCAAGGGTTCCCGACCAATACAAGGCTCCCTCCCGATAAACATCAATACGAACCTTGCCAACCTCAATAGCGTACAAGTCTATAAATTGGCGGTCTTTTTCACTAACGAGCGACAGTGTCAAGCACGCGCCTTGCACAGGTTCGAGCTTATCAACCTCATTCCACTCAATCTCCACAGGAGTATCGTGTGGAAAGTGTACCCGCTGTGCTGTATATGACATATCATCAGAGAGCACCTCCACACGATAGAGAGTACCCGCCACACTGCGAAATTCGCCCCAATATATGATTTGTTTTGCCATTATTTCGTTCTGTTACGAGTCTTTTGAGTTTTGTTCAAAATGCCTACAAGGGTGCGACCCTCAATACGGAACACCACATCACCGCCAACCCCACCTGCGGGCTCTATTAACGAGCGCAGTTTATTCAATGGGGCGACAACCTCAGGGTTGTTCTGTGCTCCTGAATACTCACCAAACAAACCGAGCGTTGGGCCATAAGCAATACCACCTTCAGCAAATTTCGGCAAGCCAAGCATAATGCCGACCATCGCCGCAATCATACCTGCACCGATAGCGATACCAACCCAAGGAATACCAGCGTGGGCACTCATAGTCTTGGCTGCCGCCTCTGCAACATAAGCAGTGGTAGCAGTAGTGGCCGCCGCTGTTTCAGCCGCAGAGGTCGCCACCGCAGTAGTAGCGCCAGCAACCTGTGCCGCAGTAGCGGTTACGGTTGCTGCTGTTTCAGCTCCTTTGGCGGCTGTTCTTGCCCCTGATGCTACGGTACTACTCGTTACCGCTGCTGTCTCTGCTGTATAGGCTGCCGTCTCTGTAACAACCGCCGCCGTTGTAGTAGCTGCGGTAGTAGCCTTGGCTGTTCCATCTGCAATAGTGGCTGTGGTAGATGTAGCGGTAGATGCTGCCTCCGCAGTTTTGGCTGCCGACAATGCTTGTGATGCGGTTACGAGGGTTTCAATCATACTCACTACTGAGCTGATGCCATCGTATATCTGGAACATTCCATCTATGACAGCAACAGTCTTCTCCCAAGCAGTACCATTGCCCTGTAATGCCGAGGTTATACCCTCGATACCACCACCAATACCCTTGACTGCACCCCACGCACCTCGAAGCGACAAGCTGCTTCTCTCCAACTGTCCCTCATAGCCACGCCAAGTGGTTATCAAGCCCTCCACCTGCTTGCGTTGCTCATCATTGAGAGGATTGTTTGTATCATCAAGCATAGCCTGAAGGTTGCGTATCTGCTCACGCACCCCCTCCAAGCCGATAAGTTCTAATTCGAGCTTCAGCGTTTTGCGGTCTAACTCGCCCAAATTTGCGACATCCTGTTGCATCGTAGGAATATCCAGACTGCGCGACATAGCAGCTCGTTTAGCCTCTATTGCCGCAATAGTCGCCTGTATCTGGGCTCGCTCCGACTCGTTAGCCGTCTGCAACTTTGCCTGATAGTGGTTAAGCGCCGCCTCCAACTTATCAAAGGTGTCCAACTTCTCCAAATCCCCGAAGTCAGCCCCTGACGATAGACCAACAGACGCAGCACTCTGCAAAGCTCGTAAATCATCAATGATTGTCTGTATTGCCTGACGAGATGCACCACTCGTTTTATTCAACTGCGACTCGTAGTATGATAACGATGTCGATATTTCGTCAAACGATTCAGGGTTGGCAGGTAGGGACATCGCTGTAATGCTATCTTCTACTGCTGTCTTCCACGCCTTGTATTGGTTGATAGTTGCAACTATCTCGGCACGCTCATTTTTATTCGCTTTTTTCAGGCGTTGCTCGTGGTAGTTGATAATAGCATCAAAATCGGCAAGCGATGTCGGGTTAGCGGGCACACTCAACGCTGCCAACTCCTCATTGATAGTGTCGAGCTTCTGCTGCCATACATTGATATCCTTCTGTATCTCGGCACGCTCCTCCGCAGAGGCATTTTTCAACGCCGTACGAAGGTCTTGCAACTTCTTTTCGATGGCGGCTATGCTACCAGCCTTCGGTGGTGTCTCTTGCGTTCCGTTTGTCCCATTTGTCGTGGCTATACCACTATCAGCCAATATGTCTGCTGCCAACTGCTCATTGTGCAATATGGCATCGAAATACTTATCACCCGCCGCAATCTCCTCATTGGCAGCCTTGGTTAAATCATCAGCTCGCTTCTCTCCATAGGTGTAAACTTTACTTCGAAAAGCATTATTGATAATTTCGTCTTCTTTTCCACTAATTTGACCACGCTCTATGGAGGTCATACCCGTTTTGAACTGTGAAAGATAGACATTATGAGCATAATCAGTCGCTGCCTCTCTATCCGCTTGAGTTACTTTGCGGGCATCTTCTACCTGCAATAATTTATCTATTGCAGATTGGTATTTTTTTGCAGCTAACTCCATAGCCGCTGCTGCCATCGCCTTGCGCTTCAATGATTGCACAAAAGCGCTCTCGTTGGTTACAAGGAGATTCTCTGCATCGCGAGCTGTGGTAATAGATACCCCCAAGTCCTCGAATGCCTTTTGATTATCCTTGACAAACTTCTGCTGCTTGCGTGCATCGGCACCAACAGCAGCCCATCCACTTTGCAACTTTCGGAAGTTGAGAAGTTGAGATGCTACACTGTTGGCAACAGAGGATCGCACCGATGCCATAGCATCTTCTTGTGCTTTCGCTGCCTCCTCCTGTGCTTGTTTCTCATCACGCTTTTTGCTTACGAAGCGGTCTATTGCCGATATAACAGTACCAATGATTACCGATGCTCCCATAGTAGCCGCTGCCATAAACGCCTTGGCTGCTACGGTGGAAACACCGAGTGATACAGTCAGTCGATTTTGTGCAGCTCTCCACAGGTCGGTAACTTTACGCACTGTTACGATGCGGAATGCGCTGGTGGCGTGAAGAGTATTTGCCACCTGCTGCATACCCATCATAATAGCCATAACAGACTGCATTTTCGTCTGCACCTCCATCAAGCGCTCGTTATCTTTGGTAAACAGCGAGACAACACCAGAGCCAGCAGAATACAAACCCATCAAGCCCTGCATACCTGATATGAGACCACCCCATTGTGTCGCACCTGTTGAAAGGGCGAGCTGCTCCGTCTGGAGTTCTCGGTATGCAGTTCCGAGTTGCTCCATCTTGGCCCGCATCTCGTCATATTCAGCAGTGTTGGATTTACCCTCCATACGCAAACGAGCCATCTCATTGCGTAAATTCATCAGCTGGGTACGAACAGATGTGACACTGTTCTTATACTGCGATTGAGCTTGTTCCATCGCTGCCAAAGCCTGACGCTCACCATCTAACTCTGCACGCAGGGTGTCTGCCTTCCCCGCATATTGTTTTTTTGCATAAGTCGTGGGCGCACTATCACGCTTAGCAACCATCTCTCTATACTCCTTTTCAAGGTCTTTGACAACCTTACGCTGTATAGATAGCTGTTGCTGTAAATTGGCGGTGCCATTCTGTACTTCAGACGAAATAGTGTCGAATGCCTCCCTATACGCCGAAGCCGTGCCACTCATCGCTTTGGTCGCCCCGGACTCAACAGTTTGGAACGCCTGTGCATTTTGCTTTGCGAGGGCGGATACAGCTGCCCCCTGTGCTGTCAATTCTTTGGTCGTGGCACCGACTATTCCTGAAGTAGCCGCTTGCATAGCACGCACCTCCGAAACAATCTTGGTAGCGACTCCTGAAACGGAATCACGCCCTCGGAAATCAATTTCGTATGTTACCTTCTTTGCCATCAGACCAAAGTTTATTGTAGTATTCGAGTTCACGAAGCGACTCTTCTCGCTCCGCCTTTGTCATCTTAATTTTTGATTTGTTGGGCTTATCCCAAGGAAGAGGAAGCACATCAGATGGTTTGAGCGACTTCTTTTTAGCATACGGTTTAAGTTGCGCCCATATAATTAACCTCGTTTGCTCCCAGCCAACCTTTATTTGGTTATCCTGACCGATACGCCACTCTTCATAGATGGCATCAAATTGCGTTGGGGTAAGGGCTGAAAAATCGGCTATCGATAAGCCCATACACCCAACAGCAATTCCCAACAATTTATCAATCGAGACAGGATTTAATCGTTTTTTGAGGAAGCC